GACATGGCTGTCTAAAAACGATTGGTTTGGACAAGACCGCGTTATGACAAGAGCGGCACAAGCAATCCATGAACAGTTGGTATTGGAAGAGGACTTCGATCCTTCGTCTGATGTCTACTATTCGGAGGTAGATAAGCGTCTTCGCAGGGAGATGCCGAACAAGTTTGAGGTTAAACAACAACGCGCCCAAGTTGTTACACCTTCGTCTGGCAACGGACGGTCACTAAAGTCTGGGCGGAAGAAATCGGTGGAACTTACGCCGGGGCAGGTCGCATTTGCCAATAAAATGCGGATACCTCTTGAAGTGTATGCTAAAGAGGTTGTTAAAATTGAGAATAGGAGTGAATGATATGGCTAATAGGGCATCACGTGACTCAGACTCGCGGGAACATGAACAACGTGTTCAAGAATGGCGTCCCGGTTCTGCTTTAGACGCTCCTGAACCCCCCGTGGGGTACAAGCATCGATGGATTCGTGAATCTGTCATGGAATATGACGATAAAACAAACGTTCATAAAAAACGGCAAGAAGGCTGGGAACTCGTTCGCGCTGAGGAATACCCAGAATACTTTGGTCCTATAGTTGATGAGGGAAGGAACGCTGGCATCATTGGTGTTGGTGGTCTTGTACTTGCTCGTATCCCCGTCGAACTCGTAGAACAGCGGAATCGTCACTATGCAAAAGTGGCACAAAATCAAATGGACGCTGTTGACCGCGACTGGATGCGGGATAGCAACGCCTTAATGCCAAAATTGGCACCACAACGTAAGTCCTCTGTAAGCTTCGGCTCAAGAGGGGCTAAACAAGGAGATTAACGATGGCGAATCAAGACGCTGCATTCGGTCTTCGTCCCGTAAAGCGAATTGGGGGAACCCCGTTCACAGGTGGACAAAGCCGATATCGGATCGCCGCAGACTACGGTACTGCAATTTTCCAAGGTGACATGGTTATGCAAGTCACTGGCGGCACTGTAGAGATACATGCCGATGGCGGAACAGTACCTATTGTTGGCGTATTCAATGGTTGTAAATTTACTGACCCCACAACTGGGGAACAGGTATTTAGCAATTCATACCCTGCAAGCACTGATGCTGCTGATATTATTGCGTTCATCATTGATGACCCTATGGTTATCTTTGAAATTCAATGTAATGTTGCATTCCCAATTGCTGACTTGCTTGGCAACTTCGACGTTATCTATACTACCGCAGGCAACGCCAAAAGCGGTGTAGCTGGTTCCGAGCTTAATGTTTCGGACGGTGGTACAGGTACTGGATTGCCTCTGAAAGTCATTGATATTTCTGAAGACCCAGAAAATAGTGATGTAGGATCAGCACATACAAACGTGTATTGTGTCATTGGAAACCATATATTCGGCCTTAAAGGCGTCGGATTAGCGTAAGGAGCTAAACAATGGCTATTTCACGTTCACAACTGGTTAAAGAACTAGAACCGGGACTAAACGCACTCTTCGGAATGGAATATAACCGTTACGATAATGAGCATAGCGAAATCTACGAAACCGAGACATCAGATCGCGCTTTCGAGGAAGAAGTTATGCTTTCAGGTTTTGGGAATGCTCCCACAAAAACCGAAGGTGCTGGCATATCGTTTGATGATGCTAACGAAGCGTACACCGCCCGTTACACCCATGAAACCATTGCCTTAGCGTTCGCTTTGACCGAAGAAGCGATTGAAGACAATCTCTATGATCGTCTTGGCGCTCGTTACACTAAAGCTCTTGCGCGCTCTATGGCGCATTCCAAGCAAGTTAAGGCCGCTGCTACTCTTAACAACGCCTTTAGCTCATCCTTTACGGGTGGTGATGGAAAAGAACTTTGTGCAACTGACCACCCGTTGGCTCAAGGCGGTACTTTCCGCAATGAACCAACGACTGCGGCTGACCTCAACGAAACTTCGCTTGAAAATGCTCTAATCGACATTTCAACGTTTGTAGATGAGCGGAATATGATTATTGCTTTAAAAGGCACTAAGTTGATTATTCCACCACAGCTTCAGTTCGTTGCAGATCGTCTTCTGGAATCGACCTTGCGTGTTGGCACATCTGATAATGATGTAAACGCACTTCGCAACATGGGTATGCTTCCAGAGGGTTATACTATTAACCACTTCCTGACCGATACTGATGCGTTCTTCCTGAAGACTGACGCGCCAAACGGCTTTAAGCACTTTGAGCGTTCTCCCATGCGTACAAACATGGAAGCAGACTTTGATACAGGCAACATGCGGTTCAAAGCGCGTGAGCGTTATTCATTTGGCTTCTCGGACCCACGTTGCGTCTTCGGCTCACCCGGCGCGTAACCCGAACAAATGTTCTAACTATGAAAGAGGGCGGTTTAACTGCCCTCTTTCTTTTTTTGTAAATCTAATTTAGAGTATGAATATCCCTGACAGGCGCATTCTGTGTCTGACTTAACCCACGACAGGAGATAATCATGGGTAATTCTACTTTTAGCGGACCAGTGCGCTCTGAGGGCGGCTTTCAATCGTTAGCCTCTAACACAACAACCGGAAATCAAGTAAATGATAAATTTGAAGTAGACTCTGACGGTCAGGTCATTGTTTATGGAACAAACGCTAATAACGTTAATAGAGGTGCGCGTACTTCTGATAGATATTACCTAGAGTCATACTTTGAAAAAAGACCAGCTACAAACGCCAATATCGACCAAGCCTACACGGTAGAAGTAGCACGGGCAGCAAACAGAGAGTTTGAAATTCTCGGCACCAACATGACAACAGCATTGGTTACTTTTGATACCACACGGGCTGGCCTAACTATTACAACCGCTGGTGCAGACCAAGATCAGGCTATTGTCGCACCTCACTTGGATTCAGGGTTTACAGCTTGGACAGGTGTACTGTGGGGTACTGAAAACTACACAGAATGGGAATGTTCAATATCAACGAATGCAATTGATAATCAAAAAATATGGGCAGGCTTGAAGTTAACTAACGATCAACTTGTTGCTACAGATGCTGACCAAGTGTTTTTTAAATTTCAGACTGACGCAACAAACTCTGAAGCGTTCACCGACTTCACGGTGCTGCACTTTGTTCATTCAATAGCTGGCACAGATTTTATCAGTGCTTTGCCTATAACCGTTACTGCAAACCAAACTCTTCACCTAAAAGTAGTTATTGATGCCGACAGAAAAGCAACCATTTTTGTGAATGGTCAGCAGTATAATGTCACTACTACATCTGGCTCTACAGGTGGCACAGCAGTAACCGCTGTGGCAGAGGGCGGAACTGTAACCAAAACAGGTGCTTTGACCGACAATGTTGATTTCATTCCTTACATTGGGATTGAAGCTGGCGCTGCTGCTGCTGAAGCATTGGATGTTCATTACCAAGCAATCAACCGCGTTATATTTGAATAACAAACATGGGGGGGCAAATGCTCCCCCAACAGTTTAGGAGATTAATATGGCTGATGCTGTAGCTACTCAAACAATAATCGACGGTGACAGGAATGTAGTTCAGAAGTTTACCAACGTGTCTGATGGTAGCGGTGAAGCTGCTGTCGTAAAAGTTGATGTAAGTGGGTTGGCCGCTAATTCACATGGAACAGCCTGTACGGGCGTTGTCATTGAAGAAATCTGGTGGCAGTGTATTGGTATGAAGGTTCAGATACTTTGGAATGCTTCAACCAATATTTTCTGTATTGAACTAGGTGAAAACCAAAGCGGCAACCATGACTATAAGTCTTTTGGCGGTTTAACAAATAATGCGGGTAGCGGAGTGAATGGTGACGTTCTGTTTACAACAGTTGGTCACACTTCCGCAGATACCTATACTATTATTTTAAAAATGAAAAAAGAGTATGGTTGATGGCTGATAAGCCTATCAAACGTAATAAGAAGAATTACCGCCCCACTAAAACAGGGGCGGGAATGACAAAAGCTGGTGTGGCTGCGCACAAACGCGCAAATCCCGGCTCTAAATTAAAGACTGCTGTTACTGGCAAGGTAAAACCC